CCTGAACCAACTCCAGCTCCTGAACCAACTCCAACTCCTGAGCCAACTCCAGCTCCTGAGCCAACACCAGCTCCTGAACCAACTCCAACTCCTGTACCAGCTCCATCAGTTGTACCATACTCAATGCAAATTAATTACGTAAGTGCTACACCAACTCCTGAAGTGCAGGCCTTAATCAATACGAGTAAACAATTCATTGAAAGTGTAATTAAACAATCGCACGGATTCCGCACAGCTGATGTCAGTTTAGATTATGATATGATTGTTGACATAGATATTCAAGCATTGCCTGATAATATCTTAGCTAGTGCACGCCCAACAGTTGTAAATGTTGATGCATCTCCCGCCGTGCCCTTACGCCAGTCTGTAATACTAAATAGCAATAGATTTAATGCATCATCATTATTAGCAACAGTTGAATTTAATAATACAAATGTTGCCAGATTAGTCCCTGTAATGATTCACGAGATGCTACACGGGTTAGGTATTGCAGCTATCCAGACAGGTTACTTAACAATTGGCTGGGACCAATTCTTAGATACAGGTAAGACTTGGTATGCTGGACCAAATGGCGATTGGACACAGAGTGAAGCTATCAAAGCCTATCGTGAGCTCATTGGTACTCAGGTATCACGTATTCCAGTTGAAAATAGCTTTGGCCAAGGAACTGCATATTCTCACTGGGAAGAGGGTGCACGTGAAGGCTTTGTAAAGGAACCACGCTATTATGATTATGGCAATGGCAATGTTTTCCATCCAGCCCTCCCTGAAGAAATTATGACAGGAGTTGCTGGAAGCAAGTTCTATTTTACCAAGCTAACTGCTGGTGCACTTGTTGACCACGGCTATGTTGTAGATATGAATAGTTCCAACATTGTCCCATACCCATCAAATCTTATACAAACACCTTAAATAATTAATAATACTTATTTTAAGTAAGATATATTAATTAAATGACTACATTACCAGTAATAATACGAACTTTTTCTGAGGTACTATACCATTTTCTCCAATTATCTACACGCACCCAACTTTGTCGAACTGCATAGGCTACATTCTGAACAAAAAGTGTGTATTCGCATTTAGGAACGAAACATCCACCATAGTGTGCTGCACATTCCTCTGGTGAGTTAATCATAATTGGTTGCCCCTTTGAGGCGCGAACGTGATTATGAAAAGCCCATAACCAATTACGTAAAGTACTGCGAACCTGGTCTCCTGGTAATCCCTTAAGGGATGGAAGTGGATTTCCAGCTATATAATTAGCAGCGTGAGCTTGACATTCTGGGCAGGGGATGACAAGATGCAGAGTATTGATGAGTGTTTCCATATAATTAGCTTGGTCTCCATCAGCTATAGGATTTCCAGAGAATCCAACTTTTTCAGTTAAGCAATGTAGATATTTCCATACAATTGGGCCCCATTCGATAGGGTCAGGGACATCAGATGTTTGGCCGCCCATAAAATGAACAGTTCCTGTATTTTTCTTTCCACATCCGCAAGGCATCCTCTAAACTTAGTGAGAATTACTTTTAAAGCTTTATATCCGCATTAACAACAAAAGAGCCACCAGGGTTTTTTAATGTCTGGTTCTGTGACGGGGGCCATCTTTTTAGGGCCTCGTTTGATTGGATTTTTATGTGGCATTGCATCGCCAATTTTTGTCCATTCTGTAATTGTATATTGAGACCCCATAGACAAATTACATCGCGCACAGATAGGTTTTAGGTTATTGATATTTGTTTCACCGCCTTGACTTTCAGGAATATTATGACCAACGTGAAAATCAAATACATTCATTGTATTTTGACACCAACCGACCAGACATTTACTTTCAAATTGACGGCCAATATTTTTTAACCAAACTTGTTCCCTTAATGCCTTTGGAATATTTGCCTTCTTTTGACTTGTTGCTGTTGAAATAGGGTTCTTTTTCTTATTAGCCATCCATTCACTTATATTAATTATTTGAAATTGCTTTATATTATTAATAAGTACGACTTACAAATAATATAATATAGGCCCACGTGGGACTCGAACCCACAACCCCCCGCTTAGAAGGCGAGTGCGCTATCCAATTACGCCAGTGGGCCTGCAGAGCCATTTCTGACCCTACTTTATCTCCTTACCGACTCTTTAAGTTCTTTTACCTGACTCTTGCACGATATTTTATGTTTAAAGAAAAATTATCTTTATTCTTTAAAATGGCTGACCAAGATGCATTCGTTTTACAAACTATGCTCACCTGTATAGGAAACAAACGCAAACTTGTTAACAACATTAAAGATATCGTCCTTGATGTTTGCAAACTCATTAAGAAACCCAAACTAAATATCGTTGATGGCTTTGCTGGGAGCTCAGTTGTTTCAAGAAAACTTAGTTATTTAGCTGATAATCTTTACACAAATGATTTAGAGCTATATGCATATTTAATGGCCAAATGCTATCTTGAAACACCCACTGCTGAACAACAACAAACAATTCAAGGACATATCGAGCAAATGAATGAATTGGCCGAGTCTGGGCCATATTTTGAGGGAATTATCTCTAAACTCTATGCACCCAAAGATACTCACAACATCAAAGATGGTGAACGTTGTTTCTATACTCGCGAAAATGCTCTCATTATTGATACTTTACGCAAGTATATTGATGATAAAGTTGTAAAAGAACTACAAGTCTATTGTTTGGTTCCACTTCTGAATAAGGCAAGTATTCATACAAATACAGCTGGTGTGTTTAAGGGATTTTATAAGAAAGATGGTGTGGGATGTTTTGGGGGAGCTGGAGAGAATGCTCTCGGTCGCATTATGAAACCTATTCGTCTTGAAATGCCAATCTGGAATACTGCACCTTTTAGGGCACATTGTTTTAATGAAAATATCAATATGCTTATTACTAAGTTACCTGCAGATATTGATGTTATGTATTTGGACCCGCCTTATAATCAGCATCCATATGGGAGTAACTATTTTATGTTAAATGTGATTGCAAAGAATGAAGAACCAGTTGATATCTCAAAAGTATCTGGAATTCCTGTGGGGTGGAAAAAATCAAACTATAATTCACGTGCAAGTGCATTTGAGTCAATGTGTGACCTAATACAGAATGGCCTCCAAAAATCAAAATACTTGCTAATTTCATATAATAATGAGGGAATTATACCAGAAGATGACTGGGAGGTTCTTTTGACCCCATATAATGTTAAGAAGTATGAAATTAAGTATGATACGTATAAGGGCTCGCGTAATCTGGAAAACAGAAGCGATAAAGTTGTGGAAATAATGTATCTTGTGTCAAAGAAACGGTAATAAAAACTAATAGGAATATTTAGAGAAATAAACTTAATAGTTTAAACACCGCCTGTGCGGCCCGACCTTACAACTCTCGGCCTAAAAGGGCAATGCTCTACTGACTGAGCCTTTATGCTACTGCTTTTCTGTATATTTCCATATGTAGCCGCCCCCCGTGCTGTTTCTTCCTGCTGACGCTGCTTGTATACTGCACCTACCTATACCTGTATCTTTTGATGCTAATATAATGCTATCATATGTCTTAATTAATACACCATCTTTTGAATATTGACTGACTTTCCTACCATTTACTCTTGTCATAATCTCACTGTGTTTTTCTTTATTAATTGTAGACCCATTATTTTCAAAGTATAGTTTAATACTTGTACTTATCTTACTTCTTGTCTCGTCGCTTAGTGCATTTTTACTTTGTCTTTTTTTATTTGATTCTTGCCATTTTATAGATTTTCTCATTAGCTCTCCTACATTATTGGCTTTATTAAAATTTATCATAATCTCACGTCTTTTTTGTCTAACTTCTTCACTTTTATTATATTCTGACGATTTTATTCCAATCTTATGTTTTGCTTCATCTGTATGTCTTCTACCTTTGAAGTTTCCTCCAAATTCACCTCCAGGATGAACATTATACCCATTTGGGCTAAGTGAATTATACTTCAATATATATTCCTTTTCATATTGATATAAATCTTCATCAAAGCATATAATTAGTACTTCAAACTTGAATTTATCTACACCATATTTATTAAAAGCTTTTACAAGGAGAGGGCAACCATTATCATATTTTATTGAATTTATATGTGCACGCCACCTGTCATTTGGATTTAATTTTGTAGTTATCCCTATATAGTATTTATTATTGATAGTATT